GGCAAGGTAGCGTACTTTCAACTGGGTGGCAGCACTTATGTGAATCTGTTGCCTGAGATCATGCCCATACTTGAGAAGTTTGACTATGATGTTGAGCTGGACGACCAACGGGACTACTCAAACACATTCAACTTTGAACAAGTGACTGAAACAAGTTTTGAACACGTGAAGTGGCCCAAAACACATCCAGCCGCAGGTGAACCCATTATGTTGCGTGACTATCAAGTGGGGATTGTCAACAACTTTCTGGCCAATCCACAATGCATACAAGAAGTGGCCACAGGTGCAGGCAAGACCATTATGACAGCAGCCTTGAGCAATGCTGTGGCACCGTATGGACGCTCAATCGTTATTGTGCCCAACAAGAGCTTGGTCACACAGACCGAAGCAGACTACAAGAACATGCAACAAGATGTTGGTGTGTACTTTGGTGACAGAAAAGAATACGGACGCACCCACACCATTTGCACATGGCAGAGCCTGAACAATCTCTTGAAAAACACCAAGGCCGGAGTAGGTGACTGCACCATAGGTGAGTTCCTGGAAGATGTGGTGTGTGTTATTGTGGACGAAGTACACATGGCCAAAGCAGATGCACTCAAAACCTTGCTTACAGGTGTAATGGCTAGAGTGCCAATTCGCTGGGGGTTGACAGGAACTGTGCCCAAAGAGAAGTTTGAAAGCCAAGCACTACTGGTCAGCCTTGGACCTGTGATTGGCAAGCTCAGTGCCAGCGAATTACAACAACAAGGTGTATTAGCCAACTGCCATGTCAACATCGTGCAACTGATTGATCATGTGGAGTACAAAGACTATCAGAGCGAACTCAAGTACTTGTTGGAAGAGTCCGGACGACTAGACACCATGGCTGATCTTGTGCGTCAAGTAAACGAAACAGGCAACACTCTTGTGTTGGTAGACCGTACCGAGTGCGGCAGGCAATTGGTTGCAAGACTGGGGGAAAAGGCAGTGTTTGTTTCGGGAGCAACCAAAGGAACAAAAAGGCAAGCAGAATATGATGAAGTGGCTGATGCAACCGATAAAATTATTGTGGCAACTTATGGCGTGGCTGCCGTGGGTATTAATATTCCTAGGATTTTTAATCTTGTGCTTGTTGAACCTGGCAAGAGTTTTGTGCGTGTCATCCAGTCAATTGGTCGTGGCATACGCAAAGCAGAAGACAAAGATCATGTTCAAATCTGGGACGTGACATCAACTTGTAAATTTGCCAAGCGGCACTTGACCAAGCGCAAACAGTTCTATAAAGAAGCCAACTATCCATTCACACAAGAAAAACTGGATTGGATGAAAATAGGTTGACTTTTGTCTCAAAACTCTGTATTATAAACACTAATGAAAATATCACACGACCCTTTACACATTCCCGAAGTTATCAACTACATTGATACCTTGTTCCCTAAAATCAATTATCAAGAGTTGGTTGCATTGACCAACAAGGATTTGGATCTTGCCTGGCGTGCCTGGCTGCTTAATTCACCTCATCATCGGATATCAGGACTGGAAAAATTTCAGTACTCGGCGTTTTGTCCAGGAACAACAGATGTGTTTGGTGAATTTATATCACGCTACCCTGATCGACGTGTGCGTGTGAGCCGCAGTGATTTTGTGTTGACGCCAATACTTGCACGAGCATATGATCGTGAACTGGTGTTTCTTGAAGATGATGTGTTGGACGAGCTTGATTGTGTGATAGCCAGTGTGCCATTTTCAGGCAATGGAACCATGATGCCTGGTTGGAACAACTTGCTGGATCAAGCTGATGAACTTAGGGTACCTGTGTTTATTGATGCTGCCTACTTTGGCATCAGTCATGACTTGCACTATCCACTTGATCGACCGTGCATAACTGACTTTGCGGTTAGCCTGAGTAAAAATCTAGCAGGTAACCCCTTGCGCCTGGGCATACGATTCACCAAAGACAACATTGATGATGGTGTGACTGCTGGCTTGCTGGGCAGTGACATTTTTGACAGACTGGGTGCTTACCTGAGTATTCAGTTGTTGCAAAAGTATCCGCATGCTTGGTTGATTGATCGACTGATGCCCATCAGCCAACAGGTGTGCGAACAGCTACAGTTGACTCCTACCAAAACAGTGACCATTGGCATTGGTGGTGATGAGTATCGAGAAGATTTTTTAAGAGGAGACTTTGTTCGTGTTTGTATCACGCAAGAAATTTCTTCAAGATCTTGAAGCAGTAGACTACATCAAATACAGCAACATCTCGGCTGATTGGTACACCATAGTCAAAGCCAGTGAACAGGCAGTGGTGGCCAATCCCACGCACTGGTGCTCTTTGGTTATAGATAAAAAAACGTTTGACTCATGGGACACACTGGGTGATGAATACATTGAGAGCATGCGCCAACATCGTGAATGGGGCTACACTCCTGAAAACACACGTTCGTGGGAAACCACCAGTACCAAACCACAAGTGATCATGTCATGGGAACAGGCCATAACTGATCAACTGCCATTGTTGCCTGGCGCCACCAGTAGACCCACCATGCAACAACCCGGCAATATCATGCCTTGGCACATGGATAGATTCTTTTACTTTAGACGCAATCATCCCCAAGGCGAACATGTTATTAGATTTTTAATCTTTATGAAAGACTGGGAAACAGGCCACATGCTACAAGCTGGCAACAGTATTTTGAGTCATTGGTCTGCAGGTGATGTCATAGTATGGCATCCCAATAGATGGCACTTGTCTTTGAACGCAGGGTTCTCGGATAAATGGACCACAAATGTCACTGGCATTTTGAAAGAAGAAATATGGATACAAAAATAAAATGAGAATACTAACACTGGACCAAAACCGAGCATACGATTTAGATCACTTGCCTGAAGAAGTAGATGACATGCGATTTGCCATACTGGACAATTCAAACCCACAAGAGCCAGACTATCACTTCATTCCACTAATCTTTTTAGAGAGCTTTAATGCACCTGCCTTGGTACTACGCATTGGAACCAACACCATCAAGATGCCCATGGACTGGCAGGTGCTCATTGGTGAATCTGAAATAGGTGACTTGGAAGTGTTGCCCTTGACATCCATAAATGACCGTGGCTTTAGAGTATTTCAGTTCAACCCACTCACAAGTTTCAGACCCAGTTTTCCAGATATTGAAATCTTAGACGTGTATCACGAAGTGGCCTGGTATGCCCCCAAGCTCAAAAATGGACAGTTACTGGCTGTGCCCTTGAGCGATGATCCAGATCCTGACTGTGTGTACTTTGTGAAAGACGTCAGTCGCAACTGTGAGATAGTAGACTACAACAAATCATGGTGATATATGGCATATACCGAACCTCAAATATTTGAAATAATCAATCGTTTGGCCAAGATCTATTTGGAAAGTTATCCAGAAGATCAGGCGGGACTAGAAAGATTCCTACGCTGGGCACACACTCAATATGGCTACAAGTATGGGAACTCTTAAACCAGGTGCCACTCTCATCTACGAACGTGTGGGCAATCAAGTGTATGCTCGTGAATCGGGTGCTGATCCCAGCACCAGACAACTCATAGGCTACGGATACGATCCTGTGACTGGTCATCACATTGATTACGACAAGAGAACATCAGATGGCAGGCCCTTGGTTGATCATATTCAGGAAGACAAGATGTGGGGCGATATTCGGCGCCTGGCCCGGACCAATCCGGCTTTACAAGACGCCTTGGAACGTGCTATAATGATATACAAACTAATCAAAGTGGACAAGTGAGCGACAAACTAAACATTGCCAATGAGATGCGACAACTGGATCGCAAGAACAGAAACTTCTATCGCGATCTCACAGATGAAGAACGCAAGAAGTTTTCAAACTACCTCATGATTCGCTGGGCGTCATGTGTAGAGGGTTCGCGGGACTTGCAAGAGTTTTATTTGATCTCCACCAACGAACGCTTGAACAAACACTTTTTCAATATTAACAAACACCCTGAACTGCAATGGTTGTGTGCCACAGCAGTGAGTCCAGACATGGGCACACCCAGACACAACTGGATCTCGCCCAAGAAGAAAGAAACCGGCGCAGGAGCAAGTGCCGTCAAAAAACAACTGGCAGAGTTATTTCCCACCTACAAAGAAGATGAATTAGCCATGCTGGCCTCAATGACCACAAAGAAAGAACTTGATCAATACATCCGAGACCATGGCCGAGACACTAAGTGAACTCACTTGCGGCTACTGCAAGAAAACATTTCGTCGTGCAGAAAGTCTCGTGGTGCATCTGTGTGAGCCCAAACGCCGCAGATCAGAACGTGCAGAGCGTGGTGTTGAACTGGGCTTTCAATCCTACTTGAGATTTTATGAGATTGTGCAAGGTTCAGCTAGGCTCAAAACATTTGATGACTTTGCAGACTCACCGTACTACCGAGCCTTTGTAAAGTTTGGTAGATACTGTGTGGCCACTCGGGCCATCAATCCCAGACAGTTCACTGAGTGGTTGCTGAAACACAACAAAAAGATTGACAACTGGGGCAGTGACAAAATCTACACTGAATACTTGCTGGACTATTTGAAAGTGGAAGCAGTGGCAGATGCATTGGCACGAGCAGTGGAGTTTGGCATAGACTGGAGTGAAAAACATTCAGCACCGCCACATGATTGCCTGCGTTACGGCAGTACACATGCCATGTGTCATGCCATCACAACCGGACGCATCAGTCCTTGGGTGATATACAACTGTGAGTCAGGACAGAAGTTTCTGGGTGAACTCACTGCTGACCAGGTCAGCATGATATGGCCTTACATAGATAGTGATGTGTGGCAAAAAAAATTCGCAGACTATACCGCAGACACAGAATACGCTAGAGAAATATTGAAACAAGCAGGATGGTAACATGATAGGACACATTAGTCAAACTGGAAAATACATTGCAGTCACCGGCGGTGCTGGTAGTAATTATATCAACAACAGTAATTACATGGGGGTTGGACAATTACAATACAACACCAGCAATCAACGATTAGAACTGTACAACGGCACCAGTTGGCAACCAATTAATCTGGGTCAGTACTATGTTGGACTGACTCCTGATGCTGAACTTTTGCTTGACTGGGTGAGTAAACGGCGTGATGAAGAAGTAGAAGCTCGACGCCTGGCTGAAGATTATCCTGCTGTGGCAGATGCTTTGGGTGCTGTTCGAGAAGCTGAACAACAATTGAAAACCATTGTGGCGCTGTGTAGAACATGAGCGCAGACATTGACATTGATGTCCCGGATCGTAGTCGAATACTAGAACTGATTCGGCACACACCTGCTAGGCAAGTTGTGGATGGCAAGGTGCGTCGACACAATTCGGGTATCTACATCACAGACATTCCCCAAGATCCCGAACACGGCTGTGCAGCCATAGACTATGAAACTGCAGAACAGCGTGGCTACTTCAAAATTGACTTGTTGAACATGAGTGTGTACCAGTTGATCCAGGATCCTGCACACTACGAAGCCATGTTGTCAGCCGTACCTCCATGGTCGAGGCTGTGGACTGATCGACCCTGGGCCAGTCAGTTGGTACACGTGGGCAATTATTTGGATTTGTTGGCCACAATGCAACCTGACTCCATACCCAGGATGGCTGCATTTATTAGCATAATTAGACCAGGCAAAGCATATTTGCAGAGAAAGCCCTGGGATCAAGTGTTTGCAGAAGTGTGGGACGGGGACGAATCGCGTGGGTATACGTTCAAGCGTAGCCACTCAATTTCCTATGCAGCCTTGGTGGCGTTACATATGAATCTTTTGAACTAATTAGTCTATTCTTCTCACCAAAGTGATGCTCTTTCTTTTGCTCTTTTTGCGAGCAATGTCTATTAGACTGCATACAGGGCCATGTAAGATTTCTAGATCTTTGTTTGAAAACGTCCTCAAAGTAAACTTGAATCGGTCCCAGTCACTGCGCAGGAATATATTGATGGGTATGCTACGATTGCTCTCCCACCACCAAGTGTTGGCCAATTCCAAGAATTCCAGCTTGTCTTGTTGTGTGAGCACAGCACCAAAGTCGTAGATGGTTGTGACTGCATCGTCTCTGTTCTGAACTACTCCAATATATTCATTGCTGGCGTACACGCACAGAGTTATAAAGGGGTATTTTTCAGCCAGTTTTTCAAAGATATTGTTACCCATAAATACGTATCGAGGATCCTATGTATTCAACCACCATTTACTTATATCAACAAATTATTCGAGTATTATTGATTGATACCAGTGGTGGATATTTCACAGCGAGGTATGACCCAGTGTACGCAAAACAATTAACTGTCAACAAAGGTGTAGACAACGTCTTACTTTTTGAATTCATCAACCAAGATGAAAAACCTGTAAACATCACAGGCAGCACATTTCGATTTAGAATGCTGAACCAAACTGGCGATAGACTCTTAATCGAAAAAGACATGACTATACTCAGCGCCAGTTTGGGTCGAGTAAAAGTTGTGCTGGACACAGCAGACACCATGGAAATACTAGCACAGCCCGGCAGCTACAGCATTGAACGCACACAAGGAGACTATGTGCAGGCAGCATTTGTCAACGACAACGCCGGTGCTAGAGGCGATTGCAACATTGTGGACTCAGTATTGCCACAATTCATTGCCAGCCAACCTGTCACTATTCCCACTATAAATGGCAAGAATTCCTGGCCACAACCTGGACCACAGAGCTGGCCAGACTGGGCACTGAATCCACAGCCGCTGAGCACTCATTATCTCACCGAATACTACTCAAGTTACATCAACACAACTGGTGCCAGCTTGACCACAATCAAGTATGATCTTGTGCATTTTACCGGCACAATCAAAGCTCAGGCCGCACAGGATTATGAAGCACTGTGGGTAGATGTAACTGAAAGTCGAGAATTTTTTGATGAAACTGGTACCTTTTATTTGAACGTGGTGGGGTTTCATCCACTGATACGTTTGGGTATCAACAACAGCCAAGGTTATGGTGCCAGTGCCACTGCCACAGTAGTTGACGGTGTTGTGACTGGAGTATCAGTTACCAATGCGGGCACTGGCTATATGGCTGCACCTTGTGTTCAGTTGCTGGGCAACGGTGCTGGTGCCACAGCCGTTGGTGCACCGTTTGTTGGTCCAAGTGGCATTGGACAAATCACTGTGACCGATGGCGGATCGGGCTACTTGCCCTTGAACTTTGGCGGCACTGAAGCACAGGCTGTGACTGTGCTGATCACCACTGGCTACGTTACCAATATTCTTTATCGTTAACTGTTGCTTTGCAACACAAACTCTGCTATACTGTATAGATGCTTGACATCCTTGCTTATCTACCTGCAAAAAAGAAACAGACACCTAGTGGTTGGTTGAGTTTCAATGCAGTGTGTTGTCAGCACAACGGATCAACACAGGACCGGCGAGGACGTGGCGGACTCAAAGCCAGTGATCAGGGCTGGAGTTATCACTGTTTCAATTGCTCATACACAGCCAGTTTTATATTAGGACGCAATGTAAGTTATAAAGCACGAAAGCTCTTGGGTTGGATGGGTGTGCCAGAAGTAGAAATAGAGATGTTGAATCTTGAAAGTCTGCGTCACAAAAACATACATGGTATACTCAGCGAACGGCAGCAAGTTTGGAATGCCATTAGCGATATCAAATTTGAAGAGTTTGATGAGTTGCCACCGTTTGCAGAATTGGTCACACCTGAACTACAATCTCAATGGGACTACTTGCGTTCAAGAAAGGTACCCGCGGACTTTCCTGTGCTCACAGCCGCACAAAATGATGGTGTCCACTGGACTCGTCCACAGGTCATCATACCATTTACCTACAACAACGTCATGGTGGGTTGGACTGCCAGAATGTTGGATGGAAAACAGCCCAAGTTCATCAGCCATACACAACCTGGTTATGTGTTTGGCACTGACCTACAGCATGGCGATTGGCAACATGTGATTGTGACAGAAGGCATATTTGATGCACTCAGCATTGGCGGACTTGCTGTGATGCACAACACCATAAGTGATCTACAAGCAAGACTGATACGCAGCCTGGGACGAGATATAATTGTAGTACCAGATCAAGATCAGGCAGGTGTTGCCTTGATTGACCGTGCTGTGGAACTGGGCTGGGCAGTGAGCATACCTGACTGGCCCGAGGGATGTAAAGACGTCAATGATGCAGTAATACAATTAGGCCAACTTGGAGCCTTGCTAACTATAATGCAATCACGAGAGACCAGTAAAATCAAAATTGAGTTAAGGAAAAAAGCACTTGTTAAAAGAATACGGACTTGACGTTCAAAGATTATTTTTAGAAATGATGTTGGAAGATGCACAGAGCTATGTGCGTGTGCAGAACATCTACAACCCGCAGAACTTTGACAAAAGTTTACGAGCCGCGGCCGAGTTCATCAAAGAACACTCAGACAAGCACAAGACTCTGCCAGACCGCATGCAGATCAGTGCAACCACAGGCATCAAACTACAAGCAGTGCCTGATCTAAACGAAGGTCACTTTGACTGGTTCATGGGCGAGTTTGAACAGTTTACCAAGCGCCAAGAACTGGAACGTGCTATTTTAAAAGCCGCAGACATGCTGGAAAAGGGCGACTTTGAACCTGTGGAGAAACTGATCAAAGATGCTGTACAGATCAGTTTGACCAAGGACATGGGCACAGACTACTTTAGTGATCCTAAGGCACGTATTGAAAAGTATTTCAACTCAGGCGGACAAGTGTCGACAGGCTGGCCACAACTGGATCGACTGCTGTATGGTGGCTTCAGTAGAGGTGAACTCAACATCTTTGCCGGCGGATCCGGATCGGGCAAAAGTCTTGTGATGATGAACATTGCGCTGAATTGGTTGCAACAAGGACTCAGTGGCGTGTACATCACACTGGAACTGAGTGAAGAACTCACAAGTTTGCGAACTGATGCTATGTTGACCAACATGAGCACCAAGGACATTCGCAAGGATATTGACACCACAGAACTCAAGGTCAAACTGGTGGCCAAAAAGTCGGGCAACTATCAAGTCAAAGGCCTGCCAGCACAAAGCAACATCAACGACATACGTGCGTACCTGAAAGAGTATCAAATTCAAACAGGTAAACGAGTAGACTTTGTGATGATTGACTATTTGGACTTGCTGATGCCTGTCTCTGCAAAAGTTTCGCCCAATGACTTGTTTGTGAAAGACAAATACGTGTCGGAAGAACTGCGTAACTTGGCCAAAGAACTTGGGTTCCTAATGGTCACAGCGAGTCAGTTGAATCGATCGGCTGTGGAAGAAATTGAATTTGATCACAGCCATATTTCAGGTGGTATATCTAAAATCAACACAGCAGACAATGTGTTTGGTATCTTTACTTCACGTGCCATGAAAGAGCGTGGCAAATATCAGATACAATGTATGAAGTCTCGAAGCTCGACCGGCGTTGGTCAAAAGATTGATTTGGAGTACAACATTGAAACAATGCGCATTACTGATGAAGGCGGAGAAGATGGAGACACTTATTCGAAGAAACCATCTGTATCCATCATGGACTCAATCAAGGCCCGCAGTCAAGTTAGCCCGGCTAGTGATGACGCAAACAGCCCTCCGTGGGACAGTGCGGAGCCTGTCAAAGTCACAGCAGACGTTCAAAGTGCCAAACTAAAACAACTGCTGGGCAAGATCAAAACTGGTTAAGTCGCTGTGGTCACAGCAGTCCAAGTGGTTGAACCATTGGTGTTGACATACATTCTAGTACTGGTTGAGCTACCGTCTGTACGCAAATACAATGAGCCTTGAGCCGCACTCAATGTTGGTGCACCAGATCCAAAGAATACCCCAAGATTGGCAGTGCTTGAGAATTTGTAACCTGCTCCGGCTGTGCCACCTGCGGGAACAGCAGTGCCTGACAGTATAGTAGCTGCACCCACAGCAGACACCACAGCCCCAGACAATACGTTGCCTCCGGTGATGTTTGCGCTTGCGCTGACTGAAGCTGCTGAAATCGCAGCGCCGGTGATCAAGTTGCCACCAGTGACATTGCCAGTTACGCTGACTGTGGTGCCTGTGTGCAATGTAGCATTGACGTTGGCGCCACCCAGGATGTTGCCACCTGAAATATTGCCAGTGCCGCTGATGACACCTGAGCCAAACAGCACGTTGCCACCTGTGATATTGCCTGACACCAAAACTGTGGTACCTGTGTGTATTGTAGAATTGACGTTGGCAGTGATTACATTTCCACCAGTGATGTTGCCTGTTGCCGAAATCAAGCCTGCAGTTTTAACATTGCCACCTACCACGTTGCCTGTGGCAGTCACACTGTTCACAGTGATATCAGTCAATGTAACATTGCCAAAAATGTCTCCGCTCACAGTCAAATTTCCGTTCATGGTCACATCGTTTGTGAAGTAACTCAGTGGACGGTTGTAGTCAAACAAGGTGATTGTGGTGCCTTGATCGTAAGTGAGGAAACCAAATTCGTATGTGCCAGCGGCTGCAAATGTGATCACGTTTGTACTATAACCTTGCACACCGGTTGTGCCCAGGCTGACGTTTGCGGGCAAAGTCAATGTGCGATTGGCAGTATCCACTGTGATTATCAGACGTATGATGCCCACGCTACCAGCAGCGGGCCATGTGGCGGTGGTAAAGCTCACTGTGATGTTGCCGCCCATCACAATGGTTTGAACAGGTCCTGCACTGCAATCCACAGTGATAGCACCTGAAGTATTGGCAATCTGGACCAGGGTGCCAGAGAACCCTTGGATTCGAGCATTGTAGATCAGGTTATTGCCCATGTTGTTGTCCAGGGTAGTGCCAGTTAATGCAGCCTTGAAGACTCCTTTTGATTGCAGTTCGTCTAGTTCAGTTTCTGCATATTGAAAATTTGTTTTGATTGCTGTAAAATTGTCACGCATGCCCTGTGTGTTGTTGGGCACGCCAGCAATGGGGTAATTGCCATCTATGGTAGCGGGGTTGATCTGACTGGTCATACTGTTTCCTTGTATTAGATATTTATTGCAACAGCGTTTCCGCTAAATAATCCAAAGGCCCGTGAACAAATGCAAAAGAAAACACGCAGCATCTTAGAAGAGCTAGACAGTTTGTACATAGAACGTGATCGTAGAGCGATCATTGAAACTCGTGCCAGCAACATCATAGAGTCTGCCATTAGATTGCTGGAACAAATAGAAGCTGAATACCCAGCTGACCAAGCAGAAAACTTGCAACGCAAATTGCTCAATGCTATTAGACATAGAGACACCGGCAAATTTGAACGCTCAGTTAGGAGAACCAATGCAGATCTTTGAAATTACCAACAAAAAACTAGATGAAGTCAACTGGGGTGCATTTGCCAAAGGAGTTGGTAGCCAACTGGCTCGGAATGTCAAATCAGACTTGGGCATTCAATCAGCAGATAACAAGGTCAGTGGTGTGGCAGCTCAAAACTCAGCCACAGCAGCCACTGCCAACGTGGTTAAACAACAGTCACAAGCACAGCAACAATTATGGAGTAAGACCCTACAAACCATGACTGCGGCTGCTTCCCAAGCAGGTACTGCACAGATTGACCCACAGGCTTTGGCCACCAATTTCAACAAACAACTTCAAGGCATGATAAAACCACACGGACTCACAGCCAGTATAAAACCCATGAATGGCGTACCTGTACCGCAAGTTGATGATTTCACAGATCAAATTGATCCTGAAATGTTGGATGCACACACCAAGGCACAAGTGGCTCAAACAGTGCAACAAATCAATCAGTCAATTGCTAGTATTCTTGCCGCGCCTCCCAATGCCAAAGCTGCTGACTTGGCCAATAACTGGATGGGACTGGCGCAAGGTGTTGCTGATGCAGCCTCAATGACCACGTTTCATGCCAACCCTGCTGCCAGAACGTCTGCTGGTAACAACAGATCAATTGCTCCAGCAGACCAAGCAGTGGTCGATGCTCTGGGAGTTGATGATGCTGGCATGCAAAATTTTGCTCGCATGGCTCAGGCCAGCGGCAAACCAATAAAACCAACTGGAAACCCCACAGTAGACGGATTCCTACGTGCTGCAGGAGTCAGGTTCTCAGCATGAAAAGTCTACGCACTCTCTTGGAAGGTGGCAATGTATTCAAAGATGCTGAAGGTCAGCCACTCACAGGTCGTATCAATCAAAGCGATGTGCCTGCCACAGTGGCCTGGATTGAACAACTCACAGGCTTGGAATTTCCGCGTGATCGTTGGTTAGGATCAACCGGCCGAGCACCCACGTCAGGTGACATGGATCTGGCTGTAGACACTGGTGAAATGACCAAGGACCAATTGGCAGCCCGACTCATGCAGTGGATTACCAGTCACAAATTGCCACCTGCAGAATGGATCAAAAAGGGTGGCGAAGTACACTTGCGCACACCCATACAAGGGCGTCCTGAACTGGGCTATGTGCAAACAGACTTCATGTTCTTTCCCAACTTGGACTGGGGCACATTCTTTTATTCAGGTGGTGAAGACTCTGCCTACAAAGGCATGAACCGTAATGTGCTGATGTCAAGCATTGCCAAACAACTGGGACTCAAGGTGGGTGCCAATGGCATGTTCAGTCGTGCTACCAATCAACTGGTCAATGGCGGCATGGATCCTGACTATGTGGCACAGGCATTGCTGGGTCGTGGGCGTACAAGAAAAGATCTCAAAAATGTAGAAAGCATTTTTGCTGCCTTGGCCAAAGACAAGGACAAAGAAGCCAAGGTCAAAGACTTTCGTGAATATTTGACCAAAGAAGGCCTGCAACAACCTGATGCAGTAAAAGAAGATACAGACACTTACTTCCTGGCCCGCCTGCGTGATAGAATTGTAAACCAAGGCATGCAACCCTTGGTAGAAGCAGAGCCAAACAATCCCTACCGCGTTTATGATTCTGAAGATTATAGACACATAGTTTATGAAACTGAAGAACCTGGTGTTGGCGGCAAGGCCAAAGGCATTGAGCACTTGGAAGATTATGTGTTTCGTAACGGATTGCCGGGTGTTACCAAAGCATTAGAAATTGTTCAAGCGGCAGCAGAGTCTCCGGCCAAGACCACCACTGTAAAGTGGGATGGAAAACCTGCTGTGATATTTGGCCGCAAGCCTGATACTGGAGAGTTTGTGCTCACAGATGGCTCAGGATTTGAAGCCAAAGGCTATGACGGCCTGGCCACCAGTCCCCGCATGATGGCTGACATACAGCGCAACCGTTCAGGTGCTAGAGATGAACTGATTCAACTGTATGCCACATTGTGGCCCATGTTGGAAGCAGCCACTCCCAGCAACTTCCGTGGCTATGTCAAAGGTGACTTGTTGTACATGACCACTCCACCGCTGGAAGCTGGCAACTATGTGTTCAAACCCAACACGGTGCAGTATCGTATTCCTGCAAAAACTTCCCTAGGCCGGCGCATTGGCGACAGCACCACAGGTATTGCCATGCACTCCATGTACGCAGATGCAGGTGATGCCCGTCAGCCACTCAGCGGTGTGCGTTTCAATGATGTGCCTGGCCTGTTGCTGATTGAACCCATTGGTGGCAAAGAAATTGTGCCCGATGCTGGCCTGATCAAGCAAATCAAATCTGTGGCCAACAGTGGGGATGGCCGTGCCATTGCCACTTTGTTTAATCCTGCAGAATTACGAGCACAGCAGATCACAGACTTGGCAAAATTGTGCGTGGACTATATCAACTACAGAATCAAACAGCCCAGTGGCAGCTTTGACAACCTGTTGCCAGGGTTTGGTGACTGGCTACAGACCAAGGTCACACCCAAGAAATTCAACAACATTGTGGAATATCTAAACAGTCCGGCCAGCAACTCAGGTGCACTATCGGCAGCATTTACTTTGTTCTTGCTATTGCATGACTTGAAACTGGACATACTGCGCCAGCTGGATTTGAAGGATCCTGGGCACGAGGGCTGGGTAATGGCCACTCCTGCAGGCTATGCCAAAGCAGTAAATAGATTTGACTTTACAGCAAGAAATGCGGCACAAAATAATCCGCAACAGGCATGATTTTTACCGATTGTATAAATAAAAGCAGGTCCATAGTGACCACTTAACCTAAAGGAAATTTATCATGGCAATTTTTACAAAAGTAAATGGAACTACACAACCAGTATTTGCACTGGACGTTGCTAACGGCAGTATCTCTGGAACAGCCAACGTTGCAGCCCAAGGCCCAGTACAAGTTGCTGGTCCAAAACTGGACTTCTTCACACTCACAGCCAACGCTGCCCTTACCAATGCTGGTAACGTCAACGGCTACTTGAACAATGTGTTGCAAGCAATCCAACAAACTGGTACTATCGCAATCTATCAAGCCGGCGCAACTGCTGGTACAATCAGTTTGGCTATCTACCCAACTGGTGCTTACACTACTGCTACTTTGGTTACTGCTGCTCAAACAGCCAACGCCACAGGCGGCTTGAACATTGGTATCCCAACTGGCAACGTCAGCGCAACAGCCAGTTTCACTAACCTGTAATCAGTTTAGTTCCAACACAACCCCGGACGTAAAAAATCCGGGGTTTCCTTTTGGCATTAAATATGCACATAATGAGAGTCTTGTGCCATACCCTTTTTGACTGTACTTTTACTGGTGTCACAGGACATTTTAGAGAAAGCCAGTTGCCACTGACTACCAAGACAGGACTAGTATTGCAAACACAAGCTGATTGGAATCGTGCTAGAAATCAACATCGCAACTGGGAGAGTCTAGTGCAAGTGATAAGTTTACGTACCCAACCCATGAACATGACACGTCCAGTCAAACGTGCCACTAAGTGGTATTTTGAATTTGATGTTGAATCTGAAGGTGTGCTAGGCAGTGGGTTTGACAGTGGCGACTTGGATGGACTTATAGGTGACTGTGAAGGTGTGCCCATGGTAACTGGGCTGGATGAGTCTGAAGCGATAACAGCAACCTTGCATGCACAGGGTGCCAATCAGAATATTTGGTTTACCTCCATAAATACATCAACGGAGACCTAACATGGTTGATACCACAGATATTGAAAAGAAAAGCCTTGAAGCCCACGTTGAATTGTGTGCCGAACGATACCGCATGCTGGAACTCAAAATAGAAACAGTGGAACAAGAAGTTGGCGAAGTCAAACACATGGTCACTGAAGTGCATGGCATTGTGCGCCAAATGGGCGAAAAACGCAATGACCAACTGATTGCCTGGGGCATAGGCATCATTGGCGTGCTGCTGGGCATTGTGGGGTGGCTCACAGCTCATTACATCAAAACACTATGACTCGTGATCAAAAATTAGAACGCTTTGCCGAGCGTGAACTCAAACGTGTGTACACTGAATTGATCATTGATGACGAGAACGGTGGTTATGTTGCGTTTGGACGCTATCACTTGCGCCCTGAGTCTGCTGGCTTTGCAGTGTATCACAGTGATGATCTTGTGAGCACGTTCAGCAGTAAAAAAACAGCCATGTCATGGTGTGTGGCAGATCACTTGCAACAGTACCGACTGGCACAAAATATTCGCATACTAGACAACAAAAAACAAACACTCACTGCTGACATCCACTGTAGACGTGGACAAGCAGATGGTAGTACCCGCCCTGAATTCCGTGAAATGGTGCGCACCAAACTTGCACCCAAAATTGAGAACCTAACATTGCTGAATCAAGAACTTGAAAAATGTTTAAATTCGGCTAAATATCTACAACTAAGAGGATTTGCCAAATGAAATTAACCGAACTGGCCACACCAAAAAAGAGCCACCAGGCGGCCAAAGTATTTGAAAGCTACTTTGGCACCAAAATGCCTGTGGGTCAACTCACAGCTCGCCAAGCTCAAACCATGCTGAACAAAGTTCGCGGCGCACTTGCCGAACATCAGCGTAGCACCACACGCCATACCAGTGAGCGCAACCCTGCTTATTTGAAACTGGTGATGATGGAACAGGCACTGGCACATCGTGTGAGTGAAGAAGCCATTCCAGTTGCTCCAACCACACAAGCCAAACCAGGGCAACCAGCACCAGGACAAAAACCCACAGTGGATATCAAAGATCCAAAGTTGGCTGCTGCATTGAAGAAAAGCCAATCTGGACAAAATCTCACACCTGACGAACAAAAACTTGTTGCCGGCCAAGCATTGATGACTGCCGAGAGTCGTTTGCGTAGAGCATATCGCACACTGAAAGAATCAGAAGTTCAACAAGCACAGGTTGTGTTGGCTGCACAAGACATGGTAGACAAAATGCAATCAATGTTGGAAGACACCACAGAGATGCAATTCAAAGAACTGCCTGCACTGGTAGACAGTATTCGCAATCAAATTGGTATTGAACAAGCCACACAATTCAATGGTGATGTCACTGCGGCATTGCAAGGACTTGTGCAAAATCTTCAAGGTGCCAAACAGCAATTGGAAACAGCACTGGGTGTTGTGACTGGTCAACCTGCTCCACTTGACACCAGCATGGCTGCCAGTGGCATGCCAGGTGCAGTTCCTCCAGTGGCTGGCGCCGATGCTGGTGCCGAAATAGGCGCTGATCTAGGTGCCGAAATGGGTGCTGACCTAGGCGCCGAAATGGGCGCTGAAGAACCGGTATCTCCCAAGGCAGCACTGGGCCGAGCACGTAGATAATGAGAATCGACGAAGTCGAAAATTCAAGTTCACTAGATCCAAACAAACTGATGGGTCTGGTGAATTTTCTTTCTGGCCGTGCCGATGATCAAAATGCACAAAAACAAATCAGTACTGGTGCATTTATTTCCGCTGCTAGAAGTTTGGGATTTCCAGTTACTGAAAAAAACATTGTGGGAGTTGTAAGCACACCTCCCTTGGACTCGGTTTTGGAACCCATAGATCCACAAAATCCCACAGTGATCAAATACAAAGGTGCCGGTGAACCTGGCCCAACTCAAATGCCAGTAAACAAAGCACAAGACATTGTGGCCGCCTCGGCCAAATCCGCTATGCAACGCGGAATGAACAAGTAACCATTCCCTGTTGACATCAAGTAGTAAATACGCTATAATCAGCGAAGGAATATCACATGGCTTATTCAGAAAAAGTAATTGATCATTATGAAAATCCACGTAACGTGGGCAAGTTTGAAATTGATGACACCATTGGTACAGGCATGGTGGGAGCACCTGCATGTGGCGATGTGATGAAATTGCAGATCAAAGTTGAAGATGGAATTATAACAGATGCTAGGTTCAAAACATACGGATGCGGAAGTGCGATTGCCTCATCCTCTCTTGTTACCGAGTGGGTTAAAGGACGAACGCTTGACCAGGCCGCAGCTCTTAAAAATTCAGAGATTGCTCAGGAACTCGCACTGCCACCAGTCAAGATTCATTGTTCTATTCTTGCTGAAGATGCTATACGAGCAGCCGTAGAAGACTATCGTAAAAAACATGCCGTATGAGTTTGTACAATGTGTCTGATGGTTCTGCCAGCTCTGAACTGAGCAAGCATGACAGCAATGCTGTTACCGTTCCAGTTGACCAAAAATTTAGAATTTTATTTTATCATGCTGGATTTGCCAAAGATGGTTGGATCTACACAGCAGCTTTGCAATTAAAAACACACATTGACTTGAACTATCCAGAACTGGCCGACCAACTGGAATGGTTAGTTCCACTGCAGATGAGAGTCAGTGACGATAAATTGTTGGAACATGTTCAACAAACTCGGGCTGACGTGTTGTGCACCGGACACTATGTGTGGAATCATGAATTTATAATTGATCAATTGGCAGCAGTTAAATCAAGATTGCCTGCCCATCTAAAAGTCATCAGTGGTGGGCCCAGTATCAATATCAATATTGAATCAGATTTTTTTGATCGTTATCCCTATATTGATTTTGCAGTGTATGGAGCCGGCGAACAGGCCTTTGCAGACATCATGACTCATTTGGTTTTGCATCGACCCTTGATAACCATGACTGCCAGCAACTGTGGATGGAAGCATCGTGAAACTGGTAAGACTGTGGTGGCACCACACAAATATGTCAAAATGATACAGACCAGTCCGTTTTTGCACAATCAAAAATTGTTCACCGCCATGGTAAAAAACTTGGTAAAACTAGGCACAACTCAGCTACAGTTGGGCTACACAGTCACTCGCGGATGCCCTTACAAGTGTACATTTTGTGACTGGAACAGTGGGTTTGATACCAAGGTCACACGCAGAAAAGGCAGCTATCGAGAAGAGATTGATTTGTTTCAGCGGCTGAAGATTCGCACCATCATGTGGTCAGATGCCAATTTTGGACAGTACGATGAGGATGTAGAAATCGCCGAGTACATGGCACACAAAAATATCAATGAAGATGCTGGTTTTACTATTATGTCTGGCAACTTTAGTAAGTTAAAAAAAGCCACCAATTTAAAAATATTTCACATCATGATAGCCAGTCGACTGGTCAAGAATTTATTGGCACTGTCAATACAAGATACCAATCAGCAAGTGCTGGAAAATATCAACCGACCCGATGTGGGTTGGGAAGTACATGCTGGCATGGTTGATGAGTTGTATGTGGCCTGGCCTCACCTGGTGATAGCAGCTCAATTGATTTATGGCTTGCCTGGGCAAACCACAGACTCGTGGCGCCAAACTCTAGCACAGATAACTGGTAAAAACCTGCTGCCTCAAATTTACACCAATGTGCCACTGCCGGCCAGTCCGGCCATGTATGATTCTGAGTATCAGGCCAAGTGGCAGTTTGAATATGCACCTGGCCTCAAAATGGGAGATTTTGCCCAAACCAGTTACCGCGATCTCATACCAAAACAGTGTGTGAGTTTTGATCAATGGAACATGGTTGAAATGCACACCTTGTCCTGTGTGTATTCAGGCCTGGCATTGATAAAAATTTATGTTTGGAAACAATTTGATATTGTGCTGGACATTGATGTCATAGCAGATGCATTTGCTACTGAATCCTGGTATCAAGATTTACAACAACAATTGTATCGCAATTGGACTCAAAATCAAAATTATTTTTACGTGATACAGGATACCCAATTTACTGAGCCTTTGCATTTTGGATTCCATTTAGCCACCAGCAAAGATCTTTTCCAATATGTGTACCAACATTTGTCAACAGAATTACAACATGAATTTGATAAAGACGATGTACAAGCTGATTTGACTGACTGGTGTTACAAATTGGTTGCATCATGATTACATTGACTGATCTTGCACGAACAAAAATACAAAAATTGGTCCAAACCAAAGGCTATGCTGGCATCCGCCTGGGTGTTAAAACTACAGGTTGCTCTGGCTTGGCTTATGTGTTAGAATATGTCAAAGAGTACACGCCAGACGACAGCACCATAAACTATGCACAAAATGATTTTTGTGTGATAGTGGACAAAAAACACGATGTGTACCTGCGTGGAATGCAAGTAGACTATGTACGGCAAGGACTTAACGAAGGCTTTGAATTCACCAACCCCAATGAACGTGACCGCTGCGGTTGCGGAGAAAGTTTTAGAGTTTAACATTGTACAATCCAAAATTTAACTATCAGCCCATTCCCCGGGAAAATGTCAACGGACGCAGATTGTATGCCACACCTGATGGCAACCGACTACCGTCAGTGACCACAATCTTGGACGCTACCAAAAGTGAGGAAAGCAAACGAGCCTTGCAGAACTGGCGAGCCAGAGTGGGTGCAGAGGCGGCACAGGCCATCACAACAGAAGCAGCCAACCGTGGCACACGTATGCACACCTATCTTGAGCAGTATGTTCGAGATGGTGCCATCAAAGACCGTGGCACAAATCCGTTTTCTTGGGCAAGCCATGCCATGGCACACAAGGTGATTGAACATGGATTAAAAAATGTGACGGAGTTCTGGGGCATTGAAGTTCCACTGTATTTCCCTAAAGTATATGCAGGTACCACAGACGGTGCGGGCATACACTTGAACGAAGAAGCTATTTTAGACTACAAACAAACCAACAAGCCCAAAAAGCGCGAGTGGATCGATGATTATTTTGTGCAACTCTGCGCCTATGCAGAAGCACATAACGAACTACATGGCACTAAAATCAAAAAAGGCGTAGTTTTAATGTGTGTCAAACCCACACTAGATGAACAAATGAACATGATCACCCCACCTGAATATCAGGAATTTGTACTGGAAGGTCGGGAGTTTGAAAAGTACCGGGACTTGTGGTGGAAAAAGGTCGAACAGTATTACTTGCTAAATATGTGATACCCGAAGGAATCACACTGTGGCAATCGTACAAGTATCAAGAATCACCACTCGCAAGGGCTTAATAGAAGACCTACCACAACCCCTGGCCGGCGCCGAACTGGGCTGGGCCACCGATGAACGCAGACTGTTCATTGGCAATGGCACCTTGGAAGACGGTGCGCCTGTAGTGGGCAACACTGAAGTTCTTACAGAATTTTCAGACATATTGGGTTTTGCAACACAATACACCTACCAAGGTGCGGCAGGTGGATACACGGTTCAAACTGGGCCCACTTCCAGTGCCCCAGTAAGTCAGAGTTTACAAAGCCGATTAGACAGCTACGCCATTGTCACAGACTTTGGTGCCACAGGTGATGGCATAACTGACGACACAGCAGCCATAAACCGAGCATTAGAACAATTATTTTGTGTTCAAAACAATGCACAAATTAGACGCAGTTTGTTTTTTCCAGCAGGCAACTACATAGTTACAGACACTATAGAAATTCCACCCTACGCCAAACTCTATGGCGAAGGAGCCAACAGCTCAATTATTAATTTTACTGTGCAGGCCTGGGCGGCCAGCACCAGTTACGCTGCTGGAGTACTGGTATACTATTCACCCACTTCTTCTTATTATCGCAGCCAGGCTGTGGTGCCTGCCACCAACATTGCAATCTCAAACACTGCCTATTGGGCACTTGAGTCACTGCCAGACTATGTTGCTAGAACAGTAGACAGCCAACAACAAATTGGTGTAAACATTGGTACCAATGGCGCGGCCCCGCCACAAAATATTGAAATATCAAGCATGGCATTTGTGACTGATCAACTTCATGATGCAATATTGATACAAGCAGCTCAAGATTGTTCTTTTGACAGCGTGAGTATCGAAGGTCCATTGACCACTGCAGATCTAAACACCTTGACTGACGACATTGCGGCCATTCGTTGGAGCAGTACTGCAGGAATTGTGACCAAGAACATATCTTTAACCAACTGCCTATTCGGCGGATTCACATATGGCACTGCCACAGAACAACAGATACAAGCTGTTACCATCAGCAACAGCAGATTTGACACATTGTATCAGGGTGTTTATCTAGGAGGTGTCGCACCTGTAAACGGTGGCCCAACTGGGTTTAGACTCATGCACAACAGTTTTGACAACATATACGTTGAAGGTGTGGTGATCAATGGTGTGAGTTTGAATGCCACAGGTTACAACATATTTTATGATGTGGGCAATCACTTTCAAGGTGTTGCATCGCCAGCCAGTTCAATCATATCAATTGATGCTGACAACAACATCAGTGTTGGAGACATGTTTCAACGCAGTACAGCACAGAGCACACTCTATCCCAGAATTTACTTGTACAACGCTTCCACCAGTACAGTACCTGCCAGTATTGGTGTAGACTCAGCTGCTCAAGTTCAGTTGGGCAGTTACATAAGAGAAACTGGTGTGACTGCAACTTTGACTGCTGGCGCTACCAACGCCACACTGTTTACAGAAAATTCCACAGTGATCAAGGCATTCTCAATGAACTATACCATAGTTCGAGAAACATCAGTTCGCACTGGTACAATGATCATTGTGAATGATGCTGACGATTCAGCAGGTGATGGATTTTCATGGACTGATGACTATGTTCAAAACTCTGATCCAGATGTCACACTGAATGTTACAGACGCAGGATCAACCATCACAGTGCAGTACACCAGTAGTGGTACTCGTGGCACAGGAAAGATTTATTACAGTCTCACACACCTGGGTGTATAACTAGTTGATGTGGCCCCGTAGTTTTGCCGAAAGGCTTGAGTCTTGGAATCTTCTAAGACAACGTTGTGCAGAGCTTGATATCGAATCTGCTGTGATTGAAATCAATCAATGGTGGTTCCAAACTCCCTGGTGTGCATATCATTTGCACTGGGATGATCAAGCAGACTGGCCTGATCCCTGGCAGTTATTGAGCGACGACCAGTATTGTCCGCTTGCACGAGGACTGGGAATCCTGTATACTATAACAATGCTGGATCGTGAAGATCTGCAGGATGTCTGCATGATTGAACATGTTAGCGACAATTTAGTCCTAGTGGAGTCGGGGAAATATATATTGAATTGGGATCCAGATCAAGTGTTAAATATCAGTCTGGGCACAACAAAACCCAGACGGCGTGTCAGTCAAGAACAAATAAAACAAAAAATTCGTTAGGATGAGATGAAAAGCATTACAGTTGTAAAGCGTAGTGGCCGTCGTGAGCCATTGCAAATCGAAAAATGGCAAGCACAGGTGGCCAAGGTGTGTGCCGGAATAGCTGACGTAAGTCAGAGCATGATAGAAATCAAAGCACAGTTGCACTTTTATGATGGTATTACCACCAAAGAAATCGACGGTATTACCCTACGTGCCATTGTGGATTTGATTGATGTGGAGTCAAACCCAGATGTGGGGCACACCAATTATCAGTATGTGGCAGGCAAGCAAAGATTATCAATGCTACGTAAAGATGTCTACGGTTCATACGATCCTCCACACTTGTATGACATTGTGAAGACCAATGTGGCCACTGGTTTGTACACTCCTGAGTTACTGGAATGGTACACCGAAGACGACTGGAACCGCATGAACGACATGATTGATCATGCCAAAGATGAATCATACAGTTATGCCGCAGTGGAGCAGTTGATTGAAAAATATCTAGTAAAGAATCGTAGCACAGGACAAATATATGAGACTCCGCAAGTTAGATACATGGTGGCAGCGGCCACGGTGTTTCACACAGAAGAGCCTAACACGGCCAGGATGCGTTACATAAAGGAATATTACAATGCGGCTAGTGACGGACTTTTTACTTTGGCCACGCCGGTGTTGGCAGGCCTTGGTACTCCTACTAAACAGTTTAGTAGTTGCGTACTTATTAGGTCGGATGATGATTTGGACAGTATTTTCGCGTCCGGAGAAATGATGGCCAAGTATGCCAGCAAACGTGCTGGCATAGGCCTGGAGATAGGTCGCTTGCGTCCATTGGGCAGTCCCATCCGTGGTGGTGAAATCATGCACACAGGCATGATTCCTTTTTTGAAAAAGTGGTTTGGTGATTTACGTAGTTGTAGTCAAGGAGGTATTCGCAATGCAAGTGCTACTGTTTTCTATCCTATTTGGCACCTTCAGTTTGATGATCTTATTGTGCTTAAAAATAACCAAGGTACAGAAGAAACCCGAGTCAGACACATGGATTACGGTGTGGTCCTTTCGGCGTTTTTCTGGAGACGTTTCAAGAACAAGGAAAACATAACATTCTTTGACCCCAACCAAGTGCCTGACCTGTACGAAGCCTTTTATCAAAACACTGTACTGTTTGAAGAACTTTATGTAAAATACGAAAAAGACAGCACCTTGCGTAAGAAAACAATGAGTGCAGAAGAAGTGTTTAGGTCAGGCATTTTGAAAGAACGCACTGACACCGGACGCATTTATCTTGTGTTTATTGACAATGTCATGAACCAAGGTCCTTTTGATCCTGAATATCATACCATTTACCAGAGTAACCTTTGCTGTGAAATACTTCTTCCTACTAAACCCTTTAAACGTCTGGATGACCGTGATGGTCGTATTGCTCTTTGCACACTTGGCTCAATCAACTGGGGTGCGTTCCGTAATCCAGAAGACATGCGTCGGGCTTGTCGCATACTTCAGCGTAGCCTGTGTAACATTCTTGACTATCAAGACTTTCTCTCCATCCAGTCTCAACTCTCCAACGACGAGATCCAGCCCTTGGGCATTGGAATCACCAACCTGGCCTACTGGCACGCCAAACGCAGCCTCAAATACGGAGAACGAGACGCCTTGGCTGAAGTCAAGACGTGGATGGAACATCAAGCCTACTACTTGACCGAAGCCAC